ATATTACGCAGGCTTTTTTCATTTCTGTTCATAGGGGTGGGGTTAATTAATTAATCTAATTACCTAAAGGGGGAGAGTAAGGATTTGCCGAGAGAGTTTCGTACACAATAAATCGCGTAGTGCATCTTTAAATGAAACTCCAATGCGATTACTCGTATAGTCACCTTGCAGGATTACTTTCTTAGGCTTGTTTCCCAGCTATATGTGCACTGGACTTATGTAATCTACAGCGTAGCGTTTACCTATTCCGCCATCTCCCCATTTAAGTAATTAGTTTTTAATGTACTAAGCTGTCAAAACTGTGAACAACCCGAATAAAAATATTATTGCTACTGTTATTATGGTTGTCATTGTGGTGCGTTACTTTATTAATCTCCACTCTTCTAGTCTTGAGTTCTTTTGCTTTCTTTTCTCGAACTCATAACCTTCAACTCTTAAATCGTGTAGTCTTGCCCCGTACCTCCAAGCTATTGTCTGCATTTGTTGAACTGTTACCCAAGAGCCTTTTTGTAACAGTTGTAGGAGTTTGTCCTTTTGTGTCATTGTTTTGTTTTAATTCTTACTTTGTTAGATAAGCGGAAGTTCGTATAACGCAACTTTCTCGCTTCCCTAACTTGATATACTAATTCTAGCAGATATTTAAAATTTGTCAATAGTAAATTGCAATAAGTATTTAATTTCTTTAAACATTAGCTAAGATAAGCCAATAATTTATTGACAATTCTATATGGTATGGTATAATTAGTTAGAACTAAGAAGTTCTCCAAAAGTTGCCTAAACGCTTTCGAGCTCCGACCCCATTCACCAAACACCGAGCGGGTGTTCACAGAAACAGAGAAAGATAGAGATATGTGGATTTTGGCTCTTTAATATCTATGCTTTCAATCTGTCGAGATTGGAAATTATTATTTTGCTCTTAACTGTTAACTCTATCGGTTAATGGGTTGAGAGCATAGATATTATTTACTAACACATACAAGTAACGGTTATCTCTCCGTAATCAGAGGTTGAGAGTGGTTTAATCTCCACTCAATAAAGACCGAAAGTGGAAGGCCTGTAGGTTGCCAGAGTGATTTCTGGAGTTCGGCGCTAATCCGTCAAGCACCTAAAAACTTTATTTGTAGCTGTTAGTAAATAAACATAAGACTATGGAAGACTTAGAAAAATTAACAACCGAAGATAAATCGTTTGTTATTTATAAACAAGCATCCGAGATAACTAAATTAAAATTGTTTCTATTTCTTTTAGTTTTTTATTCATTTTTTTCGATAATGTTTATTTCAAGTATGTTGCGGTAGTTCATTGATTCAAACATAATAGGTTGTAGATATTTTTTAGTGTCTTGCTTGTACTGTGTAAGCAGTGACCACATTTTAGATAGTGTGGTATCGAGCGGGCAGGACACTAAAGTATATCTATACCAGCTACATAAGCTACGTTGTAACTTCGATACAGCAACGGATTAAGTCTTATGGTTCATAACAGAAAGTTTTGTGGGTATTCGCTAGACCGTAACCACCCGTCAAATCTTCAAACCCTTCGTTCTAAATGCGAAGTAAAATGAATTTTAAAGTGATATTGTAATCGGTGAGCCTCAATATCAGGGAAACAACTTTAAAATATATGACCGCTTTTTTCTCAAAGAAACTCCAAAATATACCGAGAAACACCAAAAACCTGAAGAAAAATCCACAAAATTAGTACAAAAATGCAAAATTCAATTTACAGGTGTCTCTAATTGCTCAAAAGTCCCGAGAAACTTAAAAAAAATCATGAAAATAATAAAACCACCAAGTAAATTTATTTTAGATAGCAGAAGTATTTTTTTAGCTGGCTCAATAGAAATGGGGAAGGCTGAAAACTGGCAAGAGAAGGTGGAAAGACTTTTAAAAGACACAGACTGGACTATATTAAACCCCAGGAGAGACGACTGGGATACATCTTGGAAACAAACTAAAGACAATAAACAATTTAGAGAGCAGGTTGAGTGGGAATTAGAAGCTCAAGAAGGGTGTGATAAGATTTTAATGTATTTTGACCCAAACACTAAAGCCACAATTTCATTATTAGAGTTAGGTTTATTTGCTGGAACTGGGAAGATGATTGTTGTTTGCCCTGAAGGATTTTATCGGAAAGGAAATGTTGATATAACTTGTGAGAGATATAAGGTTGAACAAGCAGATACTATTGAAGAAGCCTTGCAAAGAATTATTAGATAGTATATAACGGTGGTGTCGACCCGATTGGTCGATGACTGCTATAAGCTTATGAAATATCCTTGTAGAAAATCTAAAGTTCAAGAATACCAATGTCAAGTTTGTGCTAAACCACCTTGGGAATCATCTCGTAAGCTAATCGGATTTGATAAATGTCTAACTGATGAACTATTATATCTCTGGGATAAAGGAATTATAACTACTGGTTGCTGTTGCGGAAATCACAAAGGAGATATACCAGGGCATTCTTACATCGGAGTATCGGAAGAATTTATACATTTAATGAAAAAACTAGGATATAAAGTTAGAATAAATTTAGGCGATAAAACAAGAGAAGACAGTTTTATACCAAAAAGTTTAGAGAGTAGATAAGACTTAAAGAACTCGTCACTCCTTTGAGGTTTTAATTTAGTTGGTGCTAGATTAAAAGTAAGTTCGTAGCTTACAAGTGGCTCAAAAGCAGAGATAATATAAAACTTTAGCTAATAATATGGAAACACAAAAAACATTTTCAATTTACAGAAGTTATGACGAACAGTATGAAGAAAAAGAACTAAACGAAATAGCAGATATTTTATCGGAAGAAGTTGGAAAGAAAATTGAAATAAAAGAAGATTTAACAGGAGACGAAGGATATACATTAAGAATAATGACAGCCGAATGATACAAGGAATAATCATCGGTTTTTTGTTTGCAATTTTAATAGTAGTCACTCAAATATATATGAGGCTAGAACTAAAACCAGAAAAGCTAAGAAGAAAAATAAAACAAACATCAGCCATTTTAAATCCAAAACCAGAAACAAAAGCAGATATAATAATTAAACAAAACGAGGCTAAAGGCAAAGACACGCCACTCGACGACATTTATGGAGATTAAACCACAAAGAGACTTATTACTAATTGAGATAAAGAAACAAAACGAATCAGCAAGCGGTTTAGTTATCACTAACCCAGATATTATATTAGAACAAGCAGAGGTTTTAGAGATTGGGCCAGAGGTTAAAAACATACACACAGGCGACACAGTTTTATTTAAGGCGTGGGCTACTGACATAGTGACTATTGGAGACAAAGAATATGTATTTTTAGAAGAAAAAGGAGTTTTAAGCACGGTAGAATGAAACACCTCCACGACTACAAGACACTAATAGACAACGCCCAGGTAATAGTAGAGTATTGTGCAGAGTGTAAAAAGAAATTAATTACAAGAAAAGATAAAAACGGAAGAATAGATAATAATGTTTACAGAGAGGAACATAAGAGAGATTTTATTCAAAGAGGAGATAAATTATATTTAAAGTATTATGGCAACAATTAAGCAAAGGAAGGCTGTAAAAAAGATACTGGAAAACCATGGAAACGTCAGTAAAGCAATGAGAGAGTCAGGTTATAGTAAAAATACAGCTAAAAATCCAAAAGAGTTAACAGAAAGCAAGGGATACTTAGAAATATTCAATGAGCTTATTTCAGATGATACACTTTCAAAAAAACATAGACAACTTTTAGAAGATGATAATGCAGGAATCCAAATAAAGGCTTTAGATTTAGCTTATAAAGTTAAAGGAGATTATGCACCAGAGAAAAAACAAACAGTCAATCTTAATATGAATACAGAAATTAAAAACTCTCAAGAATCAAGAGACTTAGTTGAAGAATATGAAGAGAAGGTTGCTAATATGCTAAGACAAAAGAAGTGCTAGAGGAAATTTCCATTCATGCTTTCATAAATAAACACGAGATTAAGAACGAACAAGGAACGCCTATAGACTTCTATAATCATTTCTTTCTGTTTGATATTTACAGGGATTTCTCAGCTAAGTTAGCAGTATTAAAAGCAGCCCAAATAGGAATGACAACATGTGAGATTATCAAGAGCTTATGGGCGGTTAAGAACAAATGTATTGACTCAGTTTATATTCTACCAACAGATTCAGACGTTAACTCAATGGTTGGCTCAAAGGTTAACAGAATCATCGCTCAAAACCCAATCTTCCAGCAATACACTAAAGACAAGGACTCAGTAACACAGAAGCAAGTAGGGGCTAACTACATTCATTATAGAGGAAGTTGGAGCGAGAAGGCCGCTATTATGGTAACGAGTGATTGGAATATGTATGACGAGGTTGACGCTTGCAAGCAGGACGTAGTAGAGCAGTATTCCACACGACTACAACATTCTAAACTAAAATGGGAGCATTATTTCTCACATCCGTCATCAGTTGGCACAGGAGTGGATAAGTACTGGGTTAAATCAGACCAGAAGCATTGGTTTATTATCTGCCCTCACTGCAAAGAAGAGCAGTTTATGGAATGGCCGAAGAGTTTCAATATGGATACCGAACAATATGTCTGTAAGTTTTGCAAGGGAGTATTAGCAGACGAAGACCGAAGAGTCGGGCGTTGGGTGGCTAGATACAAAGATAGAGAGTTTTCTGGGTATTGGATACCATTGTTTATAGCTCCGTGGGTTTCAGCCAAGGACATCATCAACTACTACCGAGATAAATCAGAGGAGTATTTCTATAATAAAGTTCTAGGCTTGCCATACGTTGGGGGAGGAAACAAGCTAACCAAGGCTCACTTAATGCAGAACTGTACAGGAGAGGAGATAATCACACCAGGAGACAACGAGAGGATAGTTATTGGTGTAGATACAGGGAACAATGTCCATTATGTGGTAGGTTGTGAGCAGGGGATATTCCACTATGATTACTTTAGCAAGGGGGAACTAAACTCACAGATAGACAAATACCAAGAGCTAGAGCAGTTAATGCAGAGATGGCCAAAGGCTATAATGATAATTGACCAAGGAGGAGACATCACAGGGTCAAGAGCGTTAAGACAGAAGTATCCAGGGAGAGTATTCTTGTGTTCGTTCGGGACAGACCGTAAGACCAAAGAGCTTATTCGTTGGGGAAAGAATGACGAGGACGGAGCAGTAACAGCTGATAGGAACAGATGTATCCAGATGACAGTAGATGAGTTCACAGACGGCAGGATACCCATACAGGGAAAAGAGGATGACTGGTATGATTATTATCTCCATTGGAATGCTTTAACTAGAATTAAGGAGTTCGACCAAAAAACTATGGAGATTAAGCGTAAGGTGTGGGTTCGTTCGGGTGATGACCATTGGGCTTTAGCAACAGTCTATTGGAGAATAGGCATAGACAGGTTCGGCTCTAACGACAACAAGATAATAGGGGAGAAGAGAGAGATAGAAGAATCGCCAGTTGTGTATGTAGGAGGGACGATTGACGCAAAGTTTGCTTTAAATGCTTATAAACGAAAACCAAAGAATGACTGGAGAACAAGATAAGCTAGTAAAACTAGCCAGAATACAAAAAGAACTCATCGACACTACCATTAAGAACAAGGGCAGTGCTGATATTACTATCAAGATTAGAGATGGGGTTATTGTATGGGCGGAAACATCGTCAATTAAGAAGTTGAGGGTAAATTTTAAACTATAAACTATGGTTAAAACAATTATTGTCGGGACGAAAGAAGATAATGTATATTGTGAAACTTGTGGTGCTAAGATGAAACCTCTAATAATGTCTCACCTTATAGATTATCAATGCCCTAATAGTAAATGGTACAGTTGGTTATTATTCCAACACTTGCCGATTGGATTTATAAGAGAATAATATAAATTTTAAAGTGGCTTAAACGCAAGGGTTCTTTAACTTCGTCCACGGGGTGGAGACTAAATAATTAATAACAACAAATGAAAATAATCAAAAAGGAAGTTGAAGTTTTCGCTTGCGAAATTTGTGGTAAAGAACTTAATACAAGCACGCATCAAGAGAATGCTTTTTTTAGAATTACTGAACCTTCTAAACATTTTTTACCTCCAGAGGAGTATAATTTTCATAGAGAGTGTGTTGATAAAGAGTTAATTAAAATAGCTAAAGCAAACAAATGAAACAAATTACACTAGATGACACCAAGCAAAGATTAAAGGCTGGAATCGACAAACTAGCCAACATTGTTAAGGTAACAATGGGAGGAGCAGGAAAGAATGTTATTATTAGAGACGCTTCATTCGGGTATGTGAGTATAATCAATGACGGGATTAACATTGCCAAGGAAGTAGAGCTTGATGATGTAGTAGAGAATACAGGAGCAATGCTCGCCAAGTTAGCAGCGCATAAGACTAACGAGGAAGCAGGAGACGGCACAACGTCCACAATCGTCTTATTGCAGGCTTATTTGAACGAGATGATGAAGATTAAGACCAAAGACCAACGAGGGCTTAGAGAGGAGATTAAGGGCAAGATAGACTTCATTGTTAACACCATAGACCAACAGAAGAAAGAGGCAGAGGGCAGAGACTTATATAAAGTAGCCTTAAATTCCGCACTAGACGAAGAGATAGCTGAGGTTGTCGTTGAGGTAGTAGAGAAGATTGGCAAGGACGGAGTATTCAACATCTTTGAATCTTCCACCACTGGTATTCAGACAGAAGTGATTGACGGGATTAAGTTAGACGATGGATTTATAACCCCATACTTCATTAACAACCAAGACAACGGAAAGGCAGAGTTTAGCAATGTTCCAGTGTTGTTATTAGACAAGCCAGTCAACACAATCCACCAACTACTTACACTAATGGACGGAATGCTTAAGGCGGGAGAGAACTCAATGGTTATCTTCGCTAATAGAATATCAGACGATGTTACTAACTTCTTGCTAACCAACAAAGCACAAGGAAAGTTTCAGTCTTGTGTAGTTAAGACAGACAACTTTGACGAACTAGAGCTTATAACAGGAGCTAGGGCAGGTAGTGACTTCACCCCAGAGAGTTTAGGACGTGCTGGTAGCATTATAATTAGTGGTAAAGAAACAATAGTATCAGCAGATGAGAGCCAGAGAGAAGCGATAGGATTGAAGATTGAGGCTTTAAAGAGCCAGCTTAAAGAAAACCCAGACTTGAAAGACAAAATCTCACGGCTAGAAAACGGTATCGCAACTCTAAGAATAGGAGGGCATAATATGCAAGAAGCTAAAGAAAGGAAATACAAGCTAGAGGACGCAATGAATGCCGTAATGTCGGCAATAGATGACGGGATAGTAGAGGGCGGAGGGATGACTTTGTATCGTATATCAGAGACTATTAAAGACCGTTCACAGTCAAGCAAGTTGATTAAAGAAGTTCTTAAAGCTCCATTAAAACAGATTATAGAGAATGGAGAGGATAACTTCTCGGAGGTTATTAAAGGATATAAGGACGATAAAGGTTACAATGTAGTTAAAAGAGAATGGGAAGATTTGTTTGTTTCTGGTGTGATAGACCCAGCTAAGGTAGTTAAGTCTTCGCTTTCTAACGCCTTTAGTTATGGTAATCAAATCCTAACAGTAGAGGCTGGAATTATAGAAGAAAATCACAAAGATTTGACAAAGTAGGGATAGGTATGATATAATGTAAGTAATTAAATAGCTGACCATTAACTTGGAGGCCACATCTTATTTTGATGTGGTCTTTTTTTATGTATTAAACAACGATTTTGAGTATATTAGACGGCTTTTATAGCTTATTTAAAAATGTTAATCGACACAAATACCCTGACAATGAAGTCCAAGAGGGGTCTTTAGACCTATTAGACGAACTTAAACTAGATATGAGCGATGAAGAGCTTATCTCTTTAAAAGATGAATGGTTAAAGAAATGGAATCTGTATTACCCTACAATCAAGAAGAAACAGGAAGAAAACGAGAACTATTGGCTAGGTAAACAGTTTGAAGGCAGCAAAATAGAGGACAGACCAATCGTTGACAACGTAATATTTGAAGCATTGGAGACATTTTTACCAATCGCAACCCAGAGAAGCCCAGAGCCAACAGTTATTGGAGACAACACCGAGGCAGGAGAGAAGGTAGCAGACAAAGTCCAGTCAACCTTAGTATATCAAGCTGATATTCAGAGAATTAAGCTGAAATTGAAGAAAGTAACAAGATTTTGGGCGTTGTATTTGTTGGGAGTAGTTAAAATCGGATGGTCTTTGAATGAAAACGACATCTCAACTAAAGTTATCAGACCTCAACGGCTTATATTAGACCCAGAAGGAACAATTACCGATGATATGCAGTATGACGGTGAATATGTTGGAGAATACAGAAGTGACACAGCCTCAAGACTTGTTAAAAGATTTCCTAAAAAAGAGCAAATTATCACAAAGGCAGTTCAAAAGAAAATGGGTTCAAAGATTACCTATATAGAATGGTGGACAGAAGATTACACATTTTGGACATTAGGAAGCGAAGTTTTAGGAAAGATTAAAAACCCTCATTGGAATTATGACGAGAAAGGAATAGAAACAGACGAGTTTGGAGTAGAAACAGAGAAGATGATACCAGGGAAGAACCACTTTAATTATCCTAAAATTCCGTTTGTCTTTCTTTCAATATTTAATGTAGGTAAACATCCATTTGACGATACCTCACTAATCGGTCAGAACTTAGCCAACCAAGACATCATAAACAAACGACAGGCTCAAATAGATAAGAATGTAGATGGAATTAATGGCGGTTGGATTGTATCAGGAGAAAAGTCAGGACTTACTAAAGAACAAGCAACAGAAGCAATGGAGGCTGCTAGACAAGGCGGTTCGTTGTGGATAGCTCAAGGAAACCCTAATGATGCTGTTGCAGAGGTTAAAGCGTCTGGACTACCAGGAGATGTATTTAATCACCTTGTAGATACCAGAGAAGAGCTTAGAAACATATTCGGAACTAGAGGCTCAACTCCTCAAGGAACAATGAATGAACAGACACTAGGAGGAAAGCAAATTATCAAACAGCAAGACTCATCTCGTATTGGTGGTGGAATATCAGAACATTTAGAACAGTTTGTTGACCAAATATTTAATTGGTGGGTTCAGATGATGTACGTTTACTACGATGAGGCTCATATGGCTTCTATAGTCGGTAGGGATAAGGCAATGGAGTTTGTATCATTATCTAACCAAGACTTGAATAGCAAGGTTGTAGTTAGCGTTAAGGAAGGTTCTTTATTACCTAAAGATGACTTCTCACAAGCTAATATAGCAATGGAACTAGCAGGGATGAATAAGATTGATGACATAACACTATACGACAAGCTAGATTGGTCAGACCCGATGGCAAGTGCTGAACGAAACTATATGCAGAACACAGCCCCACAATTACTATACCCAGATGCGGCTTCGGCAGCTATGAAAGCAAACCAAGCAGTTCAAATGGAAAACGCAGCAACAGAAATGGTAGTCAACGAGGAGGCACAAATTGGGATGCAAGCAGTAGCCCCAGAACCAGAGAAAAAAGAAGTGAAGAAATAGGTGCTAACAAAGCAGATTCACCAACTGCATTAATTTTGGAACGCTAAACTAAGTTAGGATTCCGTTCCACCTACAACGATGGATATTAAAGATGAATTAGCGGAACTTCCTTCAGATGGAGAGAAATTAGAGGACATCGAAAAGGAAGAGGAGATAGAAACTTCTGAGGATTCGCAATCTGAAAAAAAAGAAGAGGAAGAGAAGGAATTACCTTTTCACGAACATCCTCGATTCAAGGAACTTATAGAAGAAAAAAACTCTGCTAACGAAAGAGCAGATAAAACTTCCAGAGAACTTGAAAAGTTAAGGGAAGAAACAGAGTCTAAATTCAGCGAATTAAAGGAATCGCAATCCAAGACAACGACTATTCCTAATTGGTTCACAGAGCTATATGGAGAAAATGAAGTCGCATATGCAAAGTACCAAGAGCAAGATAAAGCAACTCGTGAAGATATAAAACGAGAGATTAGAGAAGAGTTTAAACGAGAAGAAGAAGAAAAGAAAAACTCTATCAAAAAGTGGGAGAATAGAATCGAAGAGCAATTAAAAGAGTTAGAAGACTCTGGAGAGAAATTCGACAAGAACGAACTAAAAAAACTTATGGAGGAAAATCCTACATATACCCAAGACGGGGAGTTCAATTTTAGAGAAAAGCTAGAACTTCTAAAGTTAAGAAATTCTAAAGACCCAAAGAAAGTCAAAGCTCGGAAGGAAATTGTTGATGATGACGGAAAATCCAAAGCTGAACCAGCGGATAAAAAATGGTTCACACCTGCCGATATGAAAGGTAAAGGTTGGGATGGACTACTATAATTAATAAATAAATAAAAATGAGTAGAATTACTACGACTACCCAAGATAAAATGCTTCCAAAAGTATTGGATACCATTTTAAACGGGAACGTCTTATGGACACGACTTATGGGTGGTGTTAAAAAATGGAGTGGTGAAACAATGAAAAAAACTATCAAAGTATCTAAAAATACTACTGGTGGTTTCTTCGATGGTTATGACCTTTTGGACACAACTGCAACTGATAACAGAATCCAGTTGTCTTTTACTCCTAAGTTCAACTACAAAACTGTTTCAGTTCCAGTAACTGAATTGTCAATCAATGCTGTTTCTGAAACTAAAGTTATCGATTTGATGGCTGCTGATATGGAAACTGCCGCTCAAGATATGGGTGATGATTTGGGAGATGTTTTATATTCTGGTCTTGGTACAACTAACACCTTTAATGGTTTAGCTAACATCGTTGATGATGGTACTGACGCCGCTACTTATGGTGGACAAACAAGAGCAAGTTATGATTCTCTTGATTCAACCATCACTGCTTCTGGTGGAACTTTGAGTTTAGCTAAAATGGCTACTCTTCACAGCGCTATCACTTCAGGTTCTCAAAAACCTAGCATTGGTATTTGTACTGAAACTATCTTCAATCTTTATGAACAACTTCTACAACCTCAAGAGAGGATTAGCAAGAACGTAGATATGTACAAAGGTGGATTGAAAGGTGGAACAGGCTTCACAGGTCTTTCTTACAAAGGTTTTGATATCGTAGCTGATGAAAAAGCAACTTCAGGAACTCTTTATTTCATTAATGAAGATTACCTAGATTTCTATGCTCTTCCAGTTTACGGAGAAGATGCTTTCAAGTATAAAACTGTTACTGAAGGTAATGACTACGGTCAACCAGTAGGTATGGGATTCACTTGGGACGGATGGAAAAAACCTGTTAACCAAAAAGCTTATGTAACTCAAATCACTCTTGGAGGAAATTTCATTTCTTGGAATCCAAAAAGGATGGGAGCTTTGGAAAGTGTGACCGGAATTTAATCAATATTTGCCTTTTACCTAGCTAGACTAGAGAGGGTTAACTAAAAAAAATATGACACAATTAATAGAAGATTTTATCCCAGTAGTTAAGTATAGTGGTTTAAACACTGCTAAAGATGTAGCTTTGTCAGGTACTAACACCTTTTCTGGTGCTACTACTCTTTCTGGTGCTACTACTGCCACTGGGTCAACAATCACCCCTAACCCAGTTCTTAACCAGACTATAACTGATATAGATGCACAAAATGCTACACCAACAATCGCACAGATTAGAGGTGGAGTAATTGTTCACACTTCAGCTACTGGTGCTGGAACGGCTACTGTCCCAACAGGAACAGCTATGTCGGCTGGTGTTACTGGTGTTGCAGTTGGTTCAACTATCAAGTGGTTATACCACAATGATGGAAACCAAACTGTTACCATAACTGCTGCTACAGACCACACCCTAGTTGGTGGAACTGCCGCAGTAACTACTGGAAAACATATGATGATAACAAGTATCAATACCGCAGCTAATACCTGGGTATCATACTTAGAAACATTAATGTAATTGTCTCTGCCACAAGATTGATTGGACTCGTAGGCGGAAAGTGCGAGTCCACACGTTTAACTAATAAGTAAAAAAATGAAATTTACACAAGACGCTGCATCTTTCCCAGTAGGGGTAAGAAGCAACTCATCTGTTCAAGAACTTAATCTAGGAACAAAAGTTGTCGTTGGAGATGGTAGAGAGTTCAGATATGTAAAAGCTGGAGCTACTGCATTGGTAGCTGGAAAAGTATATGATAGTCCTGCTCAAAGCACTGACAACGCAAACATTGCTGTTGTATTAGGAACTGCTGGAGCAACTCAAATAACAGTAACTTTAGGCTCTACTGCCGCTACTGTCAATCAATATGCTGGAGGACAAGTTATAATCAACGATGAAGACGGACAAGGGTTCACATACTCTATCAAATCTCATCCTGCCGCTGACGCCGCAGCTTCTTTGGTTCTTACATTAGAAGATGACGAACCAATCGTAACTGCTTTGACAACTAGTTCACAAGCAACCTTAGTTGCTAATGTTTATAACGGAGTTATTATTCACGCTTCTACTGAAACTGGAATCCCAGTTGGTGTAGCTGTAACAAACATTACTGCTGCTCAATATGGTTGGATTCAAACTCGAGGACCTGTTTCTTGCTTATGTGGAGCAACTACAGCTATTGGTCAATCTGTCGCCGCTTCTGACACTACTGCTGGAGCTTACGAAATTGGAGATGGTATTTTGCCAGTAATTGGTTACGCTGTAACCGCTGGTGTAGCAACAGAATATAATGTCATTTATTTGAATATGTAATCTGTTTATAGCTTTTGGGGTTGAGCTTATCAGCCCCAATGAGCCTCCTTAGCTCAGCTGGGAGAGCAATTCACTTGTAATGAATAGGTCGTTGGTTCGATTCCGACAGGAGGCTCAATGCGATAATCAAGCAGCTCGCAACTGCGTATTGGGGTCAGAATTATCCCACTAACAACAAACAAAATGGAACAAAGTAAAGCGATGAGGTTTTATAATTGGACAAATGAAGATTTCTCTCACAAATGGGACAGCGTTGAATACACATTCAGAGCTGGAGAATCGCAAATGGTACAAGACTATCTTGCTAATCATTTCGCTAAACACTTAGCACAAAGAGAAATAAACAAGAAGAATTTACCGATGAATGACAGAAAGTATCAGGAATTTTTCAACAAATGCTTATCAGGAGAAGAATTATCATCAGAAACTAGCTTAAAACTAGAAATGGAGATTGAAAAAGCAAATCAGAAAGTTGAAAAAGTTGAAGAAAAGAGATTTTGTGAGTTTTGCGACTCAAAAGGCGTCAGGCATCTAAAAGATTGCCCTACACTTAATAAAGAAAAAGAAGAAGATAACTTTGAAGGAAAATAATGAAATTATTGGACTCAAAAACTTTAGCAGTCAAGAAAAAAGCCTCACAAAACGAAGACCTTTTCAAATCTTTGCGTTCTAAACAACTTCTCGAGAAAGAAGTGCTTAGACTAATGAAATACAAAGATTCAGTAGAACCAGAAAAACAGAAGGAAGTTGAGGCTTTTTGGGGATTTATGAAAGAAATGCAAATAAAGAAAGCTGCGATTATCAAAGAAGTTAGCGACTTAACAGACAAAAGAGAAGAACTGCTAAAACCTTTGATAGAAGAAAAGCTAGAATCGGGAGAAGCAGACACAAGTATCAAAAAGCAAATAATAAACGAGAAAATAGACAAGTTAGAGAAGATAGAGGCAGAAATGGACGCTAGAGGCTTAAAATTAGCCGATGACGAGCTTAAAGTTAAGAACAAGACGATTGCACTAGAAAAGAAAGAAAAAGCCTTAGAAGACAAATTAAAGAAGTTTAATAATTTTATAAAAGAATATGAAACAAGAACACGGTGATGCTTTTAGCGTAACAGCCACCCACGCTACAGCCGCCTCAGCTTCTAAAGCAGGAGTAGCTGGAAAAACTCATTACATAACTGATATCGCAGCCAGTTCAGATAAAGCAGGAGCATTGATGTTAGTAAAACAAGGAACTACAGTAATTTGGCAACTTCAATTAGCCACAACCGCCGCAGGGAATAACTCACACTCACACACCTTTAGTTCTCCTTTAAAAGCAGCTGCTGGAGCTTTAGTAAGTGTTGAGATTGATGGAACTAGCGTATGTGACGCAAACATAGCAGGTTTTACTCTATAAAAAATCTATGTCAAATATTATCACAAGGTCAGACAAAGCTAATACTGGTTCAGTAGTTATAACTACTAACGGAACTATTTTTGATAATAATACTTCTAGAAGATATTGGTTTCTTCAGAACGTAGGAACAGCCCCAGTCTTCGTTAAATTCGGAGCGGGAGCTTCATCAACAAGTTTTAATGCAATAGTCCACGGAGGAACATCAGACAGTGACGGAACAGGTGGAACAGCCTCATCAGACAATCCGATAGCTTATACAGGAGACATATCAGTTTATAGCACAGACTTAAAAATAGTAGCCTACGAATTATGAACGTAAAAAACGTATCACAACCTATAACATTGCCAGAAGAAATAAAGAAAGCTATTGACAAGGTGCGTTCTCAATTAGAAGTAAGCAAAGGCGAGCTTTTGATTATTCAGAAGACTAGATATTCAGAAAGTGCGTCAGTTGAGCAGTTAATCAGACAAAGACAGTTTTTAAATAAAGAGATAGCAGATTCAAAAGTAGCTTTGAAAGAATTGAAAGAAGAGTTTGAAATAGTTAGTACGATAGTTGAAAGAGACAAAAAGGAGGTAGAGGGCTTAAAGGTTACACTAGAAAAACTCAATGAAGAAGCAGAAAAAATAGTAAAAGAAAAAGCTATATTTGAAGAAGATAAAAACGACAAAGAACTTAAATTATCAGAAAAACAGGCAGAACTAGACAAACGAGAAAAAGAAATAGAAAAAAAAGAGGCTAAAGCAGACGAGAAACTATCAGAGTTTAAGAAATTTATGAAAAAATATGAGTAGAAAATGTAAATGTGGAAAAACTCTAATCCCACGCAAAAAATGGTTCAAGAATGTGATTATCTACAAATGTCCTAAATCTAACATTTTTAACAGAAAAAACCACTCAATCAGTTTTGATTACTTTATGGAAGCAAAAACTTTAAATATAGGAATAAATAAATAAATTAAAAAAATGCCAGCATTATCAAAAATAGACAGCTTTGTCGAGAATTTAGCTGAAAAACAAATAGACCTTAGCGGGGCAGGACTAACAGTCGCCTTGACTAATACCGCTCACACAGCTACTTGGGACGAACTAGCTGATTTAACTCAGATTGATTACACAAACTTATCAGCACGAGTTATTACAGTTACTAGTTCAGGGCAAACATCAGGAACTTATAGCCTTGTTCTTACTGATTTAGTTTTAACAGCCTCGGGAGCAGTTGGGCCATTTCAGTACATTTATGTATATGATGATAGTTCAACTGGAGATAAGCTACTCTGGTATTATGACAACGGTTCAGCGGTTACTTTAGCTGATACAAATACTTTCACTATAAATTTCCCAGCAGGGGCAGCAATTACAATTGCTTAACAGATAACTTAAAATAATGGCTTTAGAACGAAAAGACAGTCGTCAAGACACCACAACAACCACAGGAACAGGAACAATCAATCTTGTAGGAGTTTCAGCAGATAATGGCTATTTGCCTTTTGATTTTACCAGTGGAGCAACTGTTAGATATCGTATTGAAAACGCTGACGAGACAGAATGGGAAGTAGGAGAAGGAGTTTTTACAGACGGGACACCAGACACTTTAACTCGTGTCACTGTTTATGCTTCTTCAAACTCTGGGGCTTTAGTTAATTTTTCAGCAGGAGATAAGAAAGTTTATGGGATGTTTACAGCTCGGGATTTAGCATCTATTGAAACTGGCTGGCTTCCGCTATCCGACACTTTTTCTATCACAGACGAAGACACTATCTCCGCTACAGGAAAAGATTTAACTTCTATTTTTGAAAAAGGAGTTAAAGTAAAAGGAGTTAGAGATGTTGTTGCACAGGTTTATAGTTTGGATTTAGAATCAACAAGTTCACAGTTCGCCTACATAGCTGATAATGCTTCTCTTTCAATTACTGGAGATATGACTATTGAGGGTTGGAAGAGATTTGAGTCAGATGTCAGCGCTCCTATTGTCTCAAAATATGGAGCAGCAGGTCAAAGGTCATATTTATTTAGATACAGTTCTTCTCAATTGCAATTTACCATATCTGTTGATGGAACGGCTGCAACAACAGCAGCTGTTACTTTTGTCCCAACTTTAGGAATAGATTACCATTTTGCTGTTTCTTATAACGCTTCTGCTGGAACTTGTATTTTTTATGTTAATGGAATATCGATTGGGACTGGTAGTTCTTTGGCTACTTCTATTTTTGACAGCACAACAAATTTTGAGTTAGGAGCTATTTCAGTTTTAAGTTCTTATTCTGATGGATTACAAAAAGAAACTAGACTGTGGAATGTTGTCAGAACCGCCACAGAGATTAGACAAAATATGGCTAAAGTTCTAACTGGTGCTGAAACTGGATTAGTTGGTTGCTGGTCTTTAGAAAATGTTTACACAGATGTCAGCGGAAACGGAAACACACTAACACCTTCTGGCTCTCCAGTTTTTGCTTCAGATGTTCCTGATTTATTAAATCAAACGGATTTTTTCTTTTATTGTATAGGTTCAAGTTTCTCAACTGATACTACTATTAGCTTAATTCAAGATTTATACGATTGGATACCAGACGATACTATGACTTGGAGTTATTCTAGGATTGAAATACCAGAAGGGTTTCCAGATTTATTTAATTTTACTCCAGTTGTAACGGCATCTGGTTCTATGACTTTTACTATAACTAGCATCATTACTAGAAAATTTAAAATAACTGGGAAAACTTTAAAAATGTTTGTTAGAATTTACGGGACTACTGGAGGGACAGCATCTAACACAATCATTATTGAAATACCAGTTGCTATTTCATCTGATATGGCTGGTTTATCAAATTCTTGTATGATAGATGACGCAGCTGGTTTCACTGGTTTCTTATGGCACAATACCGGATTATTACTTTACGCCAGAAAATATACAGAAGCAAATTTTGGATTAGGAACAAACAGAAGATTAACTTTCCAATATGAATATGGAATTTAAACCATTTAACCCCCAATAAGAAAACTAACTAAAAACTATGTATGGAAAATCAGCGTATGGCACAACGGCTTACGGAACAATTAGAAAAACAGGAGGATATGTCCTAAACGCTATTGTCGGTGCTTTTACTGTAACTGGAACTGATACTGGTTTAATTAAAGCTATAAGTATGTTAGTTCAGGTAGGAACATTCACAGTGACTGGTATAAATATAGCGTTTGAGAAAGCTATAACAATGATAGTAACAGTCGGAGAGTTCACAGTTACTGGCGTAAACGTGGTTTTAGCAAAAGGATATTGTATAGCAGTTTCAGTTGGTTCATTCATTATGACTGGATTTGATATAGTTTTAAAAAAATATAGACTAAGAACTGCTTGGACTAAATTTACTAATATAACGACTGGATGGGTCAAACCTAGCGGAGTAAACACAAGCTGGACTAAAACATCAACTAATAAAACTAAGTGGGATAAAGAAGATTATTAAACAAAATTTATGCAAACATATACCTCTAGACGTAATTTATTTGGAACACTATCAAATGATAAATCATCGGCTAATTTAACAGTTGGCGATTCTTTGATGAATGTTTTTGAAAAAAAAATAAGCACAAAGTTTAATTTCACCGAGGCTTCAAGATATTCCTCGACAGTAGCTTCCCAACAATTCTACGAACTTCCTAACAACTTTGGGCGATTAAACAACATCACAGTAACGATTTCAGATACTAAATATAGCCCTAAACTAATCACAACTAGAGCACAATGGGATTCAATAAACGCTTCAGGAACTCCAACATCAGACATTCCAGAATATTGTTATATTTTCGGAAAACAAATTGGATTCTACCCAACACCTTCCTCCGCTAACGCAAATTCAATTTATCTTCAATATCACAGAATATTTCAAGACATTACTTTGGCAGATTACACTACTGGAACTATCACAAGTATTGCTAATGGAGCAACCGCAGTCGTAGGAGATAGCACAGTATGGACAGCTAAAATGGCTGGAATGTGGATTAAAATAACAGATTCATCAACCGCTAACACAGGAGACGGGACTTGGTATGAGATTGAATCAGTTGAATCAAACACCGCCTTAACTCTAAAAGCACCATATCAAGGAATATCAATCGCCGCAGGAACAGCCGCTTATACAATAGGTCAAGTTTCACTATTACCAGAAGATTACCAGATTTTACCAGTATTTGAGGCGTTAGAGACTTACTTTACATCTATAAAGCCAGACGGAGGAAAGAGTTCTTATTACAGAACAAAAGTCAGAGAAATGAAACAAGATATGATGGAAGAATACGGAAGCACATCTTTAAGCCCAGTTTGTTCACAAGAATTAAAAGAAACTGAAAATATAAACAATTACATTACAGGAAGCTAATGCAAAAAAAAGTAACTATTTCAAACATATTAGGAGGTCATTCAATATCTGAATATTTTAGTTCAGGTAGTTCTTACCTTTCCTCGATAGCAGTCGACCCAGATATGCCAGTAGGCGCTAACAAGAAAGCCTCTGGTTGCCTAGTACCTGTTGTATATGAAGAGTTTTCAGGCGCTAATATTACTGGTTATCCTAAATGGCTTTTAACTAACATTAAAAACGCTTTGTTATACGCTTACGCTTCGGACGGGAAAGTAGTCAGTTATAGTGCAACTTTAGCCAGTGAGACTCTAGTCGGAACACCAACAAGCGGAGCAGGGAATGGAGCTACTTATTATAATAATTATCTTTATTTCGCTACACCAACAAACGTTTCAAGATACGGCCCATTAAACGGAAGTCCAGCTTTAGTCAATACAGTATGGACTGGTGCTACTTTAGGCTCTCAAACAGCTCTTGCAGACACTACTTATCCAACAATAGGAGGAGTTTCAATCCCAAACCACGTTATGCACACCCACGCTGATAATTCAGTTTATTTTGCTGATGTAGTAAATGGTGCTGGTGTATTGCATAGAATAAAAACTTCAAAAACAACCGCAGAGGGAGACACAAACAACAGTTCAGCTTATAATTCTTTAGATTTGCCAGCAGGTTGGTTTATAACAGATGTTGACTCTTGGGGGTTAGATGTGGCTATTTTGGCAATTCAAACTTCTTCAAGTTCTCTCGACCAAGGCAAGGCCGCTTTATTCTTGTGGGACCCGACTAACACCTTAACATTTTACCGAGGCCCGATTTATCTACCAGACCCAATAGCGACATCTTTAGTAAACGCTAACGGAAGGCTCTATATTTGGTCAGGAAACGCAGTAGCAGGAGTTAGATTATCAGAATATATCGGAGGAGATTCTATTTCAGAGATAGCTTTTTCAGCAGACGGACTACCACCTCTCGCAGGAGCTTGTGATGTTTCAGGTTCTCGTATCGCTTGGGGTCAAACTGTTAGCATCCCAGAGACAGCAGTAACGGTTATGTCTTACGGTTCTAAAAACAATCAACTACCTAAGGGGATTCATAATATAGCAAGGGCTACAAGTGCCACAGGAGCTTGTACAGCGTTAAAATATGTTGAGCATGGTGCCAGCACACAAAAAATGGTTATAGGCAGTGGTACAGGGTCAGCATACGCCCTAGACAAGTATTCAACCTCGGGAACTTATGATGCAATTTGGCGTTCAGATATGATTACAGTCGGGTCAAGGTTTACAGTCGATAGAATAAGAATACCTTTAGGAGCTAAATTGGAAGCAAATATGTCGCTAGTAGTTAAGATATTTTACGATGATGGGCTAGAGTCAAAAACTCTAACAACGATAAATACGACTAATTTCTCAGAAAACACCAGAAAGATTATATTCAATCAGCAAGACATTTTAGATGCGACAATAACACCACAGAATAATTTTTATATTCAGTTGGAGTGGGCAGGAACGGTTAAATTACCAGTAATATTCCCAATCGACATCAGCATAGACGTCGCCGAGGATGAAAATAACGACTAATTATGACAGAAGAATTAAAACAAACTAATATTCCAGCAGATGGAGGGAACTTTCTAACAGAAGAACAGGTTAGGGCTTTGATAGTCGAGTCACAGACAAATTTTACTGATATTATGAGAGTTAAGAAGCAGATAATAGTTGGGGATAATAATGTTAAAATAGACGGTGCTGGAAGAAATATTTTAGTAAACGACGGAACTAATGATAGGATTTTAATTGGATATTTAGAAGGTAAATTTTAATTATGGGAAATTTTGGGAGTGCAGTTTCACAAAAAGGATATGATGTCAAGACTTGTGCTGACAGGTTTTTGGTGTATAGTTCAGCTTTTCAGACATTGAAGGTTTTTAGTGTTTCGTCCGTAACTGGAACAATTCCAGCTTCTGGTTCTAACACAATAACTATAACCCATAATTTAGGAGCATACGCACCTTTTGTTGTTATAGGTAATGGTACAGGAAATAATGTAGCTCATTTCAATTCTTATGGTCCAGCGTTGCCAGTAGTAAGCCGACAATATGCTAATAGTTTGCAAATAGACATTCCTTCTTATGTAGGAACAAGCGGGAACACAATGTATTTCACTGTTTATATTTTTTTAGATGATTTTTCTACTATAACTGAGACTAATATAAACACTGGAATATCTTCTGGAGCTAGTTCCACTGATTATGGGATAAGAATTAGTAAAGACGGATATGATGTTAAAACTTGCACGAACGAACAATGCGTTTTATCAAGTTCATTTTTTAATCAGATTGTTCATAAGAAAGGAATAGCAACTGCTGATGTTAGCCATAATTTAGGATATGTTCCAAATGTTTTAGTTTTTGTTAGGGATACAGGAGATTCTTATATAAGAACAATAACATACGAGTTTGACGGGGATGTTGATGTAAATACACTTTATCTAGCATTTTCAGATTATATGTATTATATAATTTTCAAAGATAAAGTCCTATGAAAATAATTTTAATAATTCTAATTTTAATTGTAATGGCAGATTATGGATTTAGAATATCTCAAGGAGGTAAAGATGTTAAAACTTGCACAGACAAAGAATGTGTTATCACTTCAAAATATTCTAATTTGAAAGGTTCATTGTCTGGAGGAGGGACATTCCCAGACATTCTAAATAATACTACAAGAACAATAACAATAGCTCACGGGCTTAGTTATATACCATTTGCTAGAGTTTTAATAGACCCTTACGGAATAGAAGATTTTCTAGAGTTGCCATATGGAGAAGCTACTGGTTCTAATACTTTGGATGCTTATTATTATTGTGATGCCACTAATTTGTATATAAAAATTTATCAGGGGAACGCTTTTGGAGAATCTAGAGTTGGCATAGACTACAAATATTTTATTTTTATTGATAAAGGAAAATTATGATATTATTTTACAACAAGAAAGACGGCAAAATTTTTGCTACAATAGACGGCAGAGTTCACGATGAAAAATCGATGAAATGTTTAATAAATCCTGGGATACCAGAGAAAGATATTTGTAAATTTATTATCGGCTGGGAAGAAAAGAAAGGCGAAAGAATAGAACATAATATTGATAAATTTGAACAATTACAAAAATTTGAAAATAACGACCCAGAAGAAACACCATTAAAATATAAGATTAAAAATAATAAACTAATTAAACAAGATGAGTAAGTCATTTACCACAACGAGCGATAGCCCCTAGTTTTCCAGCTTTAGATAGTAGTTTCCGATTTATTCTTTTATTTTTATTTTGTTCTTTATAAG